AAGTGTAAGTAGTTTACGCGTAGCAACTGAATTAGGCACAAACGTACCAGCAGCTCCCATAGCAGTGTTAACGGTACGGTTAGTGATAATCGTGGTATCTTGGATACTACGGAAGTGATAGTCATTCTGCTGAGTACCAGTTAGATACCCAGTAGCATTGTTAGTAACTGTACACCACGTACCATCTGCTGCTGTCCACACATAAATGTTGGTACCTTTGATAGCACCAATGTATGAACCTGCTGCACCTCGTTCAATAAAGAACCAAGCAGCATCAGCTAGTTCACTTTCGGTAAACGCATCACCATTAGCCTTTTGAAGGACGCTGGTGAATTGCATACCAGGACGCTTGAGTAATCCATAGGTGGGGTCAGGATAACCATTGACACACTCGGTCAATTGTCCTTCTAATTTTTTGTCATCATTTTGCTTTGATACACCACCTAGAAAGTTTGGTGTGAGTTGAGTTACTGCTGGCATTAGCGTTGCAAGGTATGGAACGGTTGATAGCTCTGATAGTAGTTCCCTTCTTTAGGTGCACCGAAGTACGTGTAATCACCTTGACTCGTTTCATACTCAAGAGCCATAGCACGTGCAAACGCTTCCTTTTGTTGGAGCATTTGGTACTGGTTAGGATCACCGATGATACGGCTAGACACAATGCTAGCAGCCCGTGCAACGATGAACGCTTGGATAGGTTTAGGGATACTTCCCCAATCCATTTCCCAAAGGATGTCTACATAAACAGTTTCATCAGTCCACTTGTAGGAGTGGGCCATGCGGTCATAGAGTTTACCTCCACGGTTAATACTATCCCGATTAAGGTTAACAGTACGGGTAGTGTTCAAGTCCATTTGAAGGACATTGTTAGGGATATTGATCTCGTCGGTATTATCTGGGGTGATAGGATAATCGTATTCTTTATTGAAAGACCAGCCTTCAGCCTGTACTTCACGCGACACTTCTCGAAGGGTGTTGAGTGCAATCGCAACGTCCGGGTTGGTTGGGGTTTCAACTCTACTTGTAACGATAGATTGAGTCATTGCCCGTGATGCAACAGTCTGTGAAATGTTCACAGTGTATTCATACGTCACAGGACTGGTGGGTTGTTCTACACCAGCAGTAGCAATAGAGGTTCCACTAGCCACACCCGTACCACCAATGTAAGTACCAACAGGAATGTTAGCAGTTTCAGTGGTAAGAGTTGTACCAGAGATAGAACCAACAAAGCGACTAACCTCGTTAATTACAAGAGTCTCTTCAGTTGTCAACGTAGTAACAGGAGCCTGACCAACTGACGCCAGGATCTGATTAACAGCTTGTAGCTCAGTGTTGGAGCCAGTAGTAGGGAAAGGCATAATTGATAATAAGACTAATTCTCAATAAGGAATTAAAAAAAAGGAGCCCCCGAAGAGGCTCCCGTATCTGATACTAAAAATTATCAGGAGGTGGTGACGTTAGAAGGATACACATCACCGAAAGCGGTAGGTGCAGTGCTGGTAGCATGAAGCTCAACACAAGCAGCCGGATTCAGGAAGTCAGCACCCATGGCCAAACGACCCAGGATGACGTCGCCCTGGTAGATCACGGAAACGTCTCCGCTGGTGACTTGCACCTGAGGAGAAATAGCTTCCACACAACCAGCAGCTTCGCGCTGGAAGATCAGACCACAGGAGGTATCGAAAGAGTTAGCCTCACCGTAGTTGTTGTTCTGACCAGTGACACCGCCGCCATCTTCGATAGCAGGGTTCACGAACGAACCGGTGTTACCAGGATCAGTTTCACCAGTGCTGCCGCCGTACTTGGTACCATAACGACCCAGGAACGGAATGTTCATGGACTTATAGATCTTGATACCGGCAATCTCAACGACGCCGTTACCACGCTGACGAGCTTCACCTTGCTCATCGCGGTTCACCAGACCGTTCTCACCCACTTGCTGGATCAGAGCGTAGTACTGGCGGGGGTTAAGGATACCCACACGTCCGTCCATGCTGACGCCTTTTTCATCCATGGCAGCAGCTGCATCATAGAAAGCGTTAACAAGAGCGGTAGCAGAGAAAGCATCAGCTTCAGTACCAGCGCCAGTACCGACTTGAACCTGGGTACCACCGGGCTCAACATAGTTAGCCTTGGTGATAGGAGATGCAAGACGAGCACCTTTGGCGATCTGACGGAAGATCAGACGGTCATACTTTTCAGCCAGAGCATAGCCGATCTTACGGGAGATCTCGCTACGCAGATCATAATGGCTGAGGACTTCATCCAGCTCATACACGAATGCACTAGAGATCAGCAGGTCATCACAGGTGATGGTCTTTTCTGCCACCGGAGGTGCAGCGTTGGTATCACCCAGGATGCTGTTACCAGGAGTGTGGTACTCAGCAGTCGTGCGACCAGTGTAGATGAACTGGAGGCTCTTACCGCCCTTGAGGGTACGGCGCATAACCAGATCACGAGCGATCGTGTTGTTCTGGAAACCCTTAAACATTTCGCCAGAGAAAAGCTTAAGGTAAAGGGCACGGGCGTCACCCGTGGAGTTAAGTTGTCCGCCCCTAGTAAGGGATGCGGGCATATCAGAAGATTGGAATGCCATTGTTTTAAAGAGAGAAGTGTTTAATCGACTCTCTGAACGTTCAGAGTTATTTAGTTTTTATTGTGGTCTATCCCACCGTCTAGACGGCGAAGGGTGTCCTCGTAAGGGCCAACGCCAAGAGGAGCCAGGTCCGACACTGAGGTGCCTGACTCCCGTGCTACTTAGAATTTAGTAGCGTGTGATTTATAAACAATGCCGCGATACTTAAGCTTGGCTTCTTTTGCAGCAGCCTGTTGCTCCCGAACACGGGCATCCAATTCGACTTGAGTCATGATTTTAGATGAAAGTACCTAACCCCCGTTCCATGATTAGGTGACATGCGTCCCCAGTGGGGATGAACGGACGGCATTGCAATT